TCTGTACGGATTTCGTAGCCGTTCTTGTTGAATTTAACTTCTGGTAGCTTTGGTGCTGTAAAAATTTCTGACATAATAATCTCCTGTGTGTTAATGTCTGTTGCTAACAACTACTTCTTTTTCGCTGTTAGTTTATTATATATGCCTAGAGACAAAAAAGCAACTTATTTTCTGAACTTTTTTACTCGTTCTTTGATAAGTTCAACCACTTCGTCACTGAGCACTACTTCATAGTGGTTGTATTCAACTTCCACTAATTCCATATCAGCATGATGTTTTTGACTGCTGATAGTTACTACTCCATCGTTGGCTTCGTGCATAAAAGGGCTTTGTCCCTTTACAGTCACAATATTAGTCCAAGGATGTTGTATCTTGATCTTACTGGCCTGCTTCATTACCCAACTACTAGGCCCAATGTCACGCATGAGCCTACTAAACGGTAAGAAGTACTGGGCATAGTCCGCTACTTCAGCACCACCATACGGAGTGCTTAGAGTCACAGCACCTTTAACAGCACTAGGCATTGAGTTGGCCAAATGTAGGCTGTAGATACCGCCCAGACTATGTGCAACAAACACCAGGTCCTTTTGGTCCTGTAATGTTGCCTGCATGTCTTTTAGGTTGTTTTCAAACCCATTACGACTGTCGTAGTTGATAGCTACTCCGTCGCCTAATTTACTTCTAATATAGTTGAAGCTTTCGCTGGTGGCATTAGCCCCGTGAATATACACCAAGTTCATGCCAATATTTATTAGTTTCCGTATATAGCTTTAGCTTCTTCTATGCGGCCTTGACGAGCAAGACTAGCGGCAGCACGGGCTTGCCCAAATGCTTCTAAAAATGACCAGATTGAGTTGACGATTGTTTTCATAGATAATTCCCTTTTTGAGAGTAGTTGAACTCGCGAACATAGTTTTCGAGTTGAGCGGCATCGGTAATGCCTTTGGTGCTTAGATAATGATCCAAGCGGCTTTGGTAGTTAGTTGCTGGGAACATTTCACTTAAACGTTCCATAATGGCTAACATTTGATCTGATATGTATTTCATTTCATTTTCCTGTGTGTTTGTAGCAACTCATGGTTTCTACTGAGTATTTATCTATTGTATGCTGCGACCGCACAAAAAGCAACCTATTGACAACCATTTAGTGTTTAGTTATACTATAACTCGATTGAGTTAAATACGTGATGGGAAACAATTTATGAAACTCCGTACCAGATCAATTCTACAAGAACTTAATGAAATTGCCGAAGTACGCAACACGGATTCGTTGATCGAAAGCCGTGCTACCAACATCATTAATTCTGCTATTAATCTGTTGGAAAGCATACACAAGCACTATGACGCTGAATCAGCGGATGAGCTTGAGCGCAGACTTATTAATGCTATCAAAGGACAAGATCCCAGTAAATTTACCCGTGGTGTACGAAGATTGGCAGAATCACGTAAGGCCAAAAGAAAACTAGAAGAATCCAATGACAATGAGTAATCTATTCGAAGGCGGCAATGTTTTTAAAACTGCCGATAAAAAATCACTTACACAGCGCATCGCTACCAAAGATGTGCCAGCCACTGTTGACTTTATTGAAAAAATTACAGGCCTAGACTTTACAAAAGAATTAGATCCAGATGACAAGAAGCCAGTCAAGTGGCTAGGTACTACTGGTCGTAAAGAAGATCCAGATGGCACCTTTGACCTAAACAGTTCCGGAGATCTGGATCTCAGCGTGGATGCCAGAGAAATCTCTAAAGAAGAACTGATTGCCAAATTGGCCGACTGGTGCAGAACCAATGGTGTTCCAGAAGAAGAAATTTTCAACCAAGGCACAAAGAAAACTGACGGATGGATCAAGGATGCTGGTGACAACGTGCATTTTAGAACTCCAATTTCGGGCAGTCAAACTAATGGATTTGCGCAGTCCGATTTCATGCTCACAGTGAATCCCAAGTTTCAACAGGGCTCAATGATTGGTGGCAAAGGTCAATACAAAGGCGAACATCGCCACATTGTGCTGAGTAGTCTTGCTCGCGCAAGAGGTTTCAAATACAGTCCCAAGTTTGGCCTGCTACACGGGGACACCAACGAACCAGTGGAAAACGGCGATGACTGGAATGTGATCTCAAAACAGTTGTTGGGTCAGACAGCCTCAACCAAAGATGTCAAAAGTGTGGATGCCATCATTGCCTACATCATCAAGTTACCCAATTATGATGAGCTGGTGGCAGGTGCAAGAGAAACACTGGGCAAACAGGGCATAGAGCTGCCCATCAAAGAAGCTTTTGAAAGTTATGTGCCGGGCAGCAATGCTTGGATGCGTAGAATGATTAATATTGTAAAATGAGAGCATTTGAATTCCTAACTGAAGCTGAAGCACCTCCTGCCAAGAAAGTGGGCAGAGAGTTCAACCACCTAGAAGACAAGGTGTTTGCAGAAGACAATGGTGTAATTAAAGCTATCCAAGTCCTAAAAGCCCTAGCTAGCCCCGATACCAGCATCACTATCAAGTGGGACGGCAATCCTACCATATACTGGGGACGTGAAGAAGATGGCACGTTCCGTATGGTGGGCAAGAACAATTGGGGACGTGAAGAAGGCAAGAGCTCCAATCCCGAAGAACTAAAACAATTTATCATGAGTCGTGGCAAAGGCGAAGACTGGCGTCCCAAGTTTGCCGGCGATATGGCAGCTTTATGGCCCGTGTTTGAAAAAGCCACACCCACTGAGTTCCGTGGTTATGTCTATGGAGATATTCTGTTCCATCCAGGTAAGCCTTATAAAGGTGGTGATGGCAGTATATCGTTCACTCCTAACCAAACAACCTATGCAGTGGCCGGTAACAGTGAAGTTGGCCGTGCTTTGGCCAAAGCCAAAGTGGCAGTGGCTGCTCACAAGGTGTTCAGCTACTTTGGAGACAAAAGCGGTGAAGACTTTACGGACCCTGAACAGTTTAGTGCCAACCCAGATCTAAAGGTATTTGGACTCACCAGTGTGAGTCATAGGCCAGCAGTTGGTGCAGAAAATCTTGCCAAAATTGAAGCCCTAGCTAAAAATCAACAGGCCATTAATAAATTGTTAGCACCTGTTACAGGCATGAGCTACTTGCGTGATGAGATTTACAAATTTGTTAATACCCAGTCAAAAGACAAACAACTAGATAATATCAACACCGATGCGTTCATGGCATTTGTAGGCAAGATGCCCGCCAAGGCTGCTAAAATAGCTGCACACAGTGAAAAACATCCAGGAATAATGGATATTATGTTTCAGTTAGTCAATGAACTCATGGCGGCCAAAGATGAAGTTATCCGTGAGCTTGATTCAGCCAAAGGTGACATCACAGCTACCACAGGCGGCAAGCCAGGTGGCGAAGGCTATGTTGCGGGTGGCAGCAAACTAGTGCCCAGAGACCGGTGGACTCCTTTCAGAGCCGACTAAAATCAGCCGTATCGGCGTGATTTTTCCAATCCAATATAAATACTTGATAAGAATCAGGACGATTCTTATATATTGCCGGTCCCGGAGCGGGATCATTGATAAGGAGAAAACATCATGGCATCAGTAACAAGAGTAAATCCCACAGCAGTAGCATTGGCAGTGGTACAAAAGACATTTCAACAGACAGTATTCAAGTACGTATTGAGCGGTGGTGGTGGTGCAATTGCGCTAACAGCAAGCTCAGCAGCTCCAGTAACTGACGAAATTGGTACAACTAGTTCTGTATTTCAAGTTAAGAGCGATGGTCTTGCAATCATCACTTACGGCGACAGACACGCACTAGACGTCAACACATTAGCTACCCGTGTTGGTCGTATCATTGGTGCTGGTTCTTTAACAGGTACAGGCGTGTGGACATTCACAGCAACAGGTACACTAACTGTAACAGAGCCAACAACATTGTACGCACTATAATAGTTTTTTCTCAGGGATGGGAAGCACTAAAGCACCTTCGGGTGCTTTTTTGTTGGCTAGACAATCACGAGTGTAAATAGTAGCACATTATGGCACGCTATCAAGTTATCACTCTTGTGGACATTACTAGAACTCACGCTAGTAGATATGAAACTGACAAAATAAAATTGGGTCAACAGGCCAATTTCAATGCTCTTCAACAGGCCATTGGTCTGCGCAGCAACTTTGTTTTCATCGCAGACCCACAGCGTCACGACGGTATCTTACCACGAGATCTAGATGGCCGAGCCACCTACTGGATTTGGAATTTTGACACAGAGAGAGATAGTGTTTTCCTCAAAGGCAATGATCCAGTTGGCCTCTTAATCGACGATATCAATGGTGTTCCCATAACCAATCAACTAAATAATTCAGTTGATATAGACCCAGAAGCATTTATCAGCAGGGGTGATCGTGCAAACATTTGGATATACGAAATCACACAAGCGGGATAAATACAACTTAACAGGCAAAACACATTAGGCAGTCTTACACTTAGGCACATGGCTCGGAGCGAGCACTTGACT